GGGCTGTATCTGTCCACCATCTACAAACTGAAATTCCTGGCGTAAGGAAAAGACAATGGAACTCCTCCGACCGTTGATGGATGCTACTTTTGCAGGCGCCTCCGCCGCCTACACCGGCACTGCCGGATCTACGTCCACGTGGCCTGCTGGCCCGCAGGGCGTCCTCGTGACCTGCACGACCGCTGCCTACGTTCGCGTGGGTGAAAGCGTGACGGCGACCACGGCTGACACCTACGTGCCTGCCAACACGCCGATTCTGTTCTACGTCCCGCAGCCTGGCGGTGGCGGTGGTACGGGCGCGGCGTGGCGTGTAAGCGCCATTCAGGTCGCCTCCGGCGGTACTGTCTACGCCAAGCCGTGTAACATCCGATGAGTTGGGGAGTCGCAACGCAAAACGGCGTGTCCGTTTCGATAGCGTCGATAGTGTCGCTATCCAGCGGTGCGACTGAATTCAGCCCGATTGATCTATTTACCGGCGGCGCGAAGGGCGCGTGGTACGACCCGAGCGACTACACCACGCTGTTCCAAGACAGCGCAGGCACGACCCCCGTCACTGCGGTGGAGCAGCCTGTCGGGCTGATGCTGGACAAGAGCCAAGGGTTGGTGCTGGGGCCGGAGTTGGTGGTCAATGGGGATTTTTCATCTTCGGCAGGATGGACTGCGGCGGCGGGGTGGGCAATCACCGGAGGAAAAGCAGTAGCAACGGCAGCCGCGTCCGGGTCGGTTTTGAGCAGAAACATTACCGTCACGACAGGTGTTTTGTGCAAAGTTCAGTACACGATTTCTGATTTTTCGAGTGGTTCATTTGCGCTAAAAGTTGGCGGAACACTCGGAACTGTTCGTTCTGCAAATGGAACCTATGTCGAATACATTGTTGCAGGGGCTGGCGGACTGGTCGAACTTCAAGTGCGTACAGTCGGCGGCAGCACGTTGTCTGTTGATGACGTCTCCGTCAAAGAACTCCCCGGCAACCACGCCTCGCAATCCACCGCCGCCTCGCGGCCTGTGCTGCGGGCGCGGTACAACCTGCTGACGTATAGCGAGCAGTTTGATAATGCGGGGTGGGCGAAACGTTCTGCTGGTACTGTAACGACTGTTACTGCTAACACGACTGTTGCGCCAGATGGGACTCTTACCGCCGATACATTTTCGGATGTTTCTACTTCAGATTACGCACAGATTGATAACGGCTCAGTTACTGCGGGAATAGCAAATACAAACTACACATTTTCTTTGTATGTCTTAAAAGATGCCGTTACGTCAAGATTTCCAGAGTTCCTGCTGTTAGATAACACCAATAGCCTTGGGGTGTGCATTCAGCTAAACACCAGCACTGGCGCTGTTGCAAATAGAACTGTAATCGGCTCTCCCACATATACAACCACGGTAGAAAGCGCCGGTTTGTACTGGCGTCTGATTCACACAATCAGAACAGGCGGTTCTGCAACCACGCTTACGGCTTTTATCAGACCCGTTATGTCAGCCACTCTTGGCGGCGCTGTTGACTCGTCTCTTACTGGGTCAATCGTTGTCTGGGGCGCGCAACTTGTCACCGGCTCCTCCGCAGGCACCTACCAGCGCATCGCTGCGGCGACGGACTACGCGACGGCGGGGTTTCTGCCGTACCTTGCGCTGGACGGCACGGACGATTCGTTTGCCACGGGCAGCATCAGCTTTACTTCAACCGATTCAGTCGCGGTATGCGCTGGCATCACCAAAAACAGCGATTCGGCAACTGGAATGGTCGTTGAACTGAGCGACACCATTAACAGCGGCAGTTTCAGAATTGCTGCGCCGTTTGGCGGCGGTGCCGCTAACTTCTATTTTGAAAGCATCGGCACTACGCGAAGCGCGGCAACTGGAACTACGTTTACTGCACCAATCACCGCTGTTGTGACTGGCTTGGGAACTATATCAACAGACCAGAGCATTTTGCGAGTCAACGGGACGCAATCGGCTACCAACACAGCCGACCAAGGCACGGGCAATTACGGCAACTATCCGCTGTACATCGGTCGCCGCAACAACGCATCGGTGCCGTTCAATGGACGGATTTACCAAATGGTAGTGGTCGGCAAGACCCTAAGCGCATCGGAACTTGCCAGCACTGAGGCGTTCGTCAACACCAAGACGGGGGCGTACTAATGGCTGACTGGGCATTCCGCACGCTGATTACCACCGCAGCCACCACGCCGCTGGCCCGCGACATCGCCGCGACTCTCTCGCCTACGGGCGGGCAGAATATGTGGCTCACCGGCTTGTCCGCGACGGGCAACGCGCCTGCGACGCACTACGTCAGCACCGGACTTATCTCGCCTGAGTTCGCCATGCTCGTTCCCGAGCAGATGTGGGAGCAGGACGAGAACGGCGACTGGGTGCAGACGGGCAGCAGCCCCGGCGACCCGGTGCTGTGCTACCAGATGTGCGTGGCTGCGGGCATGAGCGTGACGCAGGCGCAGATTGACGCGGTGTACGCGACGGCGGATGTGACGCAGCAGGAGCCGTTTACGGCGTTTGCGCGGATGGGCTTGCAGATGGTGCAGGAGGCGATCTGATGGCGGTTTGCCAAAAAAGATTTGCCAATCAGAAAAATTGACTTGTTGAACAACGGGAGTATTATTGCTCCCAACCGTACTGGTGCGTATCACCAGGGATTCTCAGGAATCAACCATGTCTGAAAATGCTGACGTTGATGTTGTAGCGGTTGACCCCGCGCCGGAACAGGAGGCTACGGCAGCCCCTGAGCCCGCTGTAGAGACGCCGGAAGCAGAAAAGCCTGCAAAAACGTTCACTCAAGAAGAGTTGGACGCCATTGTCGGCAAAAGGCTTGCTAGAGAGCAGCGGAAATGGGAAAGGGAGCAGGCTTTGCGGGCGTCTCAGACGCAACCGGAAGCGCCGGCTGAACTTCCTCCCGCAGACCAGTTTGACTCTGTTGAGGCTTACGCAGAGGCGTTGGCGCTCAAGAAGGCTCAGGAACTGGTCGCGCAGAGGGAGAACCAGCGGCGGCATCTGGAAACGCACAATCGGTTCCTGGAACGTGTTGAAGAGGCGATGGATCGATACGACGATTACACACAGGTCGTTGAGAATCCTTCGCTTGCCATCACGCCCGTTATGGCGGAAACCATCCGCGCAAGCGAGATTGGCCCGGACGTAGCCTACTACCTCGGTTCCAATCCTCGTGAAGCGGAAAAGATCGCCGCCCTGCCGCCGTTTCTACAGCCAAGGGAGATTGGTAAGTTGGAGGCCAAGTTGGCCGCTAACCCGCCAGTCAAAAAGACCACTTCTGCGCCACCTCCAATTGCCCCTGTGACGAGCCGTACCAGCAGCGCCCCGGCGTACGATACGACCGACCCGCGCAGCGTGAAGTCGATGTCCACCTCGGAGTGGATTGAGGCAGAACGGCAGCGACAGATCCGCAAGTGGGAAGCGCAGCGTCGATAACCGCTATCACTTCAACGGAGTAGAAAATCGTGGCTAATTCATTGCTGACGATCGACATGATCACCAGGAAGGCTCTCGAAATCTTCGAGAACAACCTTGTCCTTACCCGCAACGTCAACCGGGCTTACGATGATTCGTTTGCCAAAGAAGGCGCCAAGATCGGTTCCACCCTGCGTATCCGTCTCCCGGACCGTGCGCTGGTGACGGACGGCGCTGCGCTTCAGGTGCAGGATGACAACGAGCAGTTCACCACTCTCGCTGTGTCCTCGCAGAAGCACATCGGTGTCAACTTCACGACTGCCGAACTCACGATGCAGTTGGATGACTTTGCCGAGCGTGTGCTGAAGCCGCGTGTCAGCCAGTTGGCCTCCAGCGTCGATGCCGATGTGGCGAATGCCTACAAGGGCATTTACCAGTCGATCGGTACGCCTGGCACGACCCCGGGTACGTCTGCCGTTCTGCTTGCTGGCCACCAGAAGTTGAACGAGATGGCCGCCCCCATGTCGCCGCGCTACGCCACGGTCAACCCGGCCGCCAACGCCGGTCTGGTCGAGGGTCTGAAGGGTCTCTTCAACCCGGTGTCCACCATCAGCCAGCAGTTCAAGTCGGGCATGATGGGCGAGGGCGTCCTGGGCTATGAAGAGATCAACATGTCCCAGTCGATCCTGACCCACACGACCGGCACCCGTTCGACCACGGACACGATCCTTGTGAACGGCGCTGTCAGCACTCAGGGTCAGTCCACCATCAACCTTGATGGCGGCACCGGCACTGCCACGCTGACCGTGGGCGATGTGTTCACGATTGCCGGCGTGTTCTCGGTCAACCCGCAGACCCGTCAGTCCACTGGTTCGCTCCAGCAGTTCACGGTGACTGCGGCTGCGACGGCGGCTGGCGGTGCGTGGACCAACGTGCAGATCTCCCCGGCGATCTACACCTCGGTTCACCCGCTTGCGACGGTCAGCGCGTTCCCGGCGGACAACGCTGCGGTCACGTTTGTTGGCACGGCCAACACTGCGTACCCGCAGAACCTTGTTTACCACAAGGACGCGATCACGTTTGCCACGGCCGACCTGCTCATCCCGCAGGGCGTGGACATGGCCTCGCGCCAGGTTCACAACGGTATCTCGATGCGAATCGTCCGGCAGTACGACATCAACAATGATCGTATGCCGTGCCGTATCGATGTGCTGTACGGCTACAGCGTCATCCGTCCGGCCGGTGCCGTGCGGATGTGGGGCTAATTGGTAACTTCCTTTAAGGAGTAAAAGTCATGGCATTTCCTTCCTCTGGTGGTGGTTACCAGTTTTCCGACGGCAACGTCAACGAGCCGGTTCTTCTGATTCAGCCCGCTCCGGCGGCTGTGTCGGCGGGCGGTACGCTGACGGCGGCGCAGTTGCTGACGGGCCTCGTTGTTTGCTCGGGTACGCC